TGTGACAGAAGTATTAGTATATGCTCTGGCAGTAACTAGATTTGCATCAACGATAGATTGAGTCCAGGCATTGCCAGAGTTGGCCATTGCTCCAGCATAATTATTAGCTGCCGTAGTAGATGTATTAGTATATGCTCTGGCAACAATTAGATTAGCATCTACAATAGTTCTGGCAAATGTATTTGAAGCATTTGCCATTGCTCCAGCATAATTGTTGGCAGCAATGGCCACCGAATTAACACTATTAAAGGCCGCATTCGTCAATACATAGTCGGCATTGGAACTTGTATAAGCTGCATTTACAGTATCAAAAGCGGTCTTGATCCATACAATAGCATTAGCACCACCAAGGTTCAAATTGCTAGTTCTAAGACTGGCATTTAGAACGTCCACTGTAAAGTTATTACCAGTGGTGCCGATATGACCATCATAATCCAATGCATGAACATTATATTCTTTAAATATGAACCATTCTTTTGATTCATGATCCCTAAAGAAACCTGTATGAACAATGTCGTTAGTAGCATTAGCATAGTGAGCAATAAAACCGATATCAACAACGTCCGCAGTATTGTTGCTCGCCAATAGAACAAGAGGATCACTAACGACAAAACTATCTGTATTATGTGTTACAGTTGATCCAAGAATGTTTAGGTTACCTGTAATGCTAAGATCGCCAGAAATTGTTTGACTGGAACTGGATAGCTTTACATAGGTAGAATTGGCGTATGCATTTGCAGCATTGACCATTGCTCCAGCATAATTATTGGCAGCCGTAACAGATGTATTGGTGTATGCTCTAGCAACAATTAGATTAGCATCAACGATTGTTCTGGCAAATGTATTAGAAGCATTTGCCATAAATCCTGCATAGGCATTTGCAGATATGGCAATAGAGTTAGCATTTCCGTATGCTGCATTAGCTACAGCAAATGCAGCGTTGGTTACGACATAGTTGGCATTAGCAGAAGTATACGCCGCATTAGTTAATGTATAATCAGCATTAGAACTTGTAAAGGCTGCATTGATTACCGCAAATGCAGAGTTGACCGCTGTATAGACTAATCCAGTGAACACATTGCCAGAGTTTGCCATAAATCCTGCATAGGCATTTGCGGATATAAACGACGGTGCAACATTTGTGGTGCCAACAATAAGTGAGTTGGCGATGTTCATACTACCAGTATGATTTATTTGTCTGGTTAAAGAGTTTAGAGTAAATACTGTAGAATACTGACCTAAATTATAGTTACCCCAAACAAAGAAATCGGAATAATCTCTAATTTCTCCATTATTTGCATCTAATCTTGTTTCTAAAGTTCCACTAGGATAATATGTAATATAAGCGGGATTTCCGGTGTTGTTTTTATCGTTAAATCTAATTTCCGAATACGAATCACTAGCTAGTAATGTTCTTACAACAGATGAAGATTTGATTTCAAGCTGACCTAAAGGCGCATCACTTGAAGAACTACCCATTCTAAGTTTAGAATCTTCAGGAAAATACAACCAACCACCAAATGTAACATTAGATGTATTAGCTAGTCTAGAGTTTGCGCTACCAAAAGCAGCATTAGTAACTGTCCAATTGTCGCCCAGTTGTGTTAGTGTGGAATAAGTGGCAGAAGCATAAGAGTTGGCAGCATTTGCCATTGCTCCAGCATAGTTATTAGCACCAATACCTGTATTATATGCTAGAACATTTGCTGAATTAGCTTTATCGTATGCTCCATTAGCTGTATTATATGCAGGAGCAATTTGTGGACCGACATTGTTAGCAGCATCAAAAGCAGAGTTGGCGACATCAAATGCTGGTTTAAGATTTGCTGTAATTGTGAATGAATCGTTAAAGATATTGGCAGACAACTCAATATTGTCACCATTATTGATTGTTAGAAAGTCTCCGGACGTATCTGCAATGAGCAATTGTCCCGCAACGTTAACGACACCAAAGTTATCACCTCCAGCACCACCGCCAGAAACAGATGCAATTAATCCTGAAGTATTCTTATAGAATAATTTGCCGTCGGCATAATTGATGGCAATTTCGCCATAGTCTAGATCACTTGGTGAAGGCGCTTTGTTAACTTCTGATGATTTTTTAAGTTTGATTACTGTGTTTGCCATTAAAAGTCGTCATTCTCGTCTTTTGGTCGAGATTCTACTACAACCGCAGGTGTTTCTTCAACCATTACCTTTTTCTTATTTATGAGCTTTTTGACAGACGGGACCAGTTTGGTGAGATTATCGTTTTCAGATTTTAATGCATCATTGTCAATTTTAAGTGTTTCAATTTCTTGCTTTAAGACTTCACATTCAGCATTTTTTGCTATCAATGCTTGCTTTGTTTCATTTGCTTGTGCTGTCACAGCATCCATATGTGAAACTTTATTTTTAATAGCTTCATAAGATGCTTTGATTGTATCTGCTTCCTCTACACTCTTAGATAAATCCGACGCCGTATTTTTACATTGCTCCAACTGTTCCTGGAGAGAAGCAATCAAAGCATCTCTCTCGGAAACAATTTCATTTGCAATTCTTACTTGAGTCTTTAACTGTAATATTGTTGACGTTTGTTCATGAATCATGCCCATGGCGTTGTCAACGTAAGCATTTATAAACTTTTGAGGATCACTCATATTCTATTCTCCAATATTACTGTTAGAAGTTGCCTCCGTCGAGCATTCCGAACTGTGGAATACCAGAAGCAGCTACTTGTAGAACATTACCTTCGGTACCTGCCGATGTGACAAGTATTCCACCAGTTCCATTGCCAAATAGAATACCGTTTGTGTTAAAGGTATTGCGGCCGGTACCACCATAATTTACTAGTAGTGTTCCAGTATTGACATAAGAAGCGTTGGCTGCATGAATATCGGCTGTATTTGCTGTATCAAAAGCAGCATTAGCTACAGTATATCCAGCGTTTACTGAGGTGTATGCTGCATTTACAACTAGATATGCTGCGTTAACGGATGTATAAGCCGCATTTGTTACGACATAATTGGCGTTTGCTGATGTATACGCTGCATTGACAACATCAAAAGCAGCATTTGTTAGAGTATAATTTGCATTGGATGATGTATAAGCAGCATTTGTGACATTAAAGTTAGCATTTGCTAGTGTATATGCAGAGTTGGTTGTATCAAAGTTTGTCTTGATCCAAACATAAGTGTTGGCACCGTTTAGTCTAAGATTGCTGGTAATAATGTCAGCATTAAGAACAGCTAACTGGAAACCATTAGCGTTTGGATCGATGTGATTTCCACTTGGTTCCTCAGAATATCCTTGGAATAGATAGTATTCCTTAGATGAATGTTCACGATAAAGACCAGTGTGTAGATTGGCAGAACCGTTGTTATAATTTGCGATGAAACCGATGTCTACGATATCGGAAGAATAGTTGTTACCAGCAAGATATAGTAGAGGATCCGAAACTCTTAGAACTTCCGCATCTACTATGAAAGTGTTACCAGAAAGTGTGAGATTGCCTACGATGTTGACGTTACCTGTGATTGTACCGCCAGCAGAAGCAAATTTAGTATTAGCAAGATCGAAGGCTGCATTTGCTACACCATAGCCAGCATTCGATGAAGTATAAGCTGCATTTACTACGGCATAAGCTGCATTTACAGAGGTGTATGCTGCATTTGTTACGACATAGTTAGCGTTTGCAGATGTATATGCTGCATTAACAACATCGAAAGCGGCATTTGTCACTAAATAATTGGCATTTGCCATTGTGTATGCAGCATTTGTCACATCGAAGTTAGCATTAGCAAGAGTATATGCAGAATTTGTTGTATTAAACGTTAGATTAAGTAGCGAATAGATAGAGTTGCCGCTGGTAAAACCCGAATTTGATACGGTGAATGCTGCATTTACTAGATCAAAAATAGTATTTTGCTGATCAATAAAGAACTTACCGCCGATGACAACTGAAGCTGTTCCATCAGATGAACCTATGAATAACTTTTCCGAAAGGTAAGAATAGGCTGGTTCTGCCGCAGCAAGAGAACCTCCTAATGGCGTAGTTGTAACGCTCGATCTCTTGATTTGGATTCTTGTGTTAGACATTTCTTAAAATTCTCCTCCGTTTATGATGGGTATTTCTCTTACAATAAATTTACCACTTACCTCATCATAAACTAGCGTCTCATTGTTATCTACATCGGAAGCGTCTACATCTCTCAACTCTTGAATAGTGTCGATGATGGGTCCTCCACCAACAGCTCCTCCAGTATTTATCGCAATGCGATTTTTAGCGGGAGCAGTGACATTGACATTCTGTTTTCTTGGTTTGATTGTTATTCTTGTTCCCATGTCGTTACTTCGTTATTGCAGGAGAGACGATGATTATTCCTTCGATCAGTCTAGACGTTGCATTATTTGATTCAGTATCAACAACTCGAATATCATAAAAGTAGCTTCCTGGTCTTAGATTTGCAGTATTAGCGGCCGCCAGTGAAATCATAATTTCTCCATTGGCAGGATCTGTAATCTGACAGTTAAATGTTTCAGCAGCATTAGCTGATACTAGAGACCGTCTTAATTTACCCGACACAACATATCCAGAAACATTTTGAGCCAAGTTTGTGTCATCATCATTTAAATTGATGTATGTGCTAAAGTCTGTTCCTTGATCTATCTGAAATTCTACGTATTCGGCCATTGGAATATACTTTCGTTGATAACTGTGGTATTGAATGCGGCGTTTAGCTGATCAATTATCTCTTGAACCGCCTGTTTTCTTTCTGGATCAAGATTCTGAATTTGTTCAGGAGTCATACCAACAATTCCTAGCTCTAACATCTTGCTTGCCATTTCTTTGACTAATTCATCAAAGTCTTCCGGTTTTTCTATCCAACTGTTAGTGACGCTAGACCACACATATAGTTTGCCATCATCCGGTGGAGGAACTGGTGCATTGACATCTGCCGCCATTTTCTCATTCATAAGTCTAGTTGTTTCTTGTGCTTCCTGAATGAGTTCTTCGTCTGTAACTTCTCTGATATGAAAAAAGTCTGTCCACACAGGAGTGCCATATTCTTGTGATAGTTCTTCGTCCAACTCGTAAGTTACATAATCAACTCTATGCATAGGATCGAGTTCTGGTGGAAGTTTTCTAACAAATCTGGCATATCCTTCTGGCGGATTATTGACATCCAAATCAGGAAAAAAGAACTTCATATTGTCCTCATGTAGAGGATGATCTACGGGTTTACCGTCTTCTATTTTTATTATTAGATTCATCGAATTAACTCCAAGCAATATAAACCCAACCAGAACCACCAGCACCGCCCGGCGCTGCTCTACATCCATCAGCTATGCCCACGCCGCCGCCTCCGACGCTAAAGTTAAGTGTGGCACCATATGCAGGACCGTTTACCGCTTTTGTCCAGGAAATCTCGACGAAACCGCCTCTACCTCCAGCGGCACCATTACTGACAGAGCAGTTAACACCGCCAGGAATTCCGCCCGCACCAGATGATCCTCCGCCGCCTGTATTGCCATTTTGGTTATTACCACCATTAGCGCCCGCAGCACCACCGCAGTTGGCACCGCCGCCTCCACCATTCGAGACTACGCCGTTGAAACTTGTTTGGGCGCCAGCAGTTCCAGCACTACTAGCACAGAAGTTGACGCAACCATAAGTGAAAAACTGACCACCACAGCCACCTCCACCGCCACCACCGCCTCCGGCGACTTGTGCGTATAGTGTCTTATAAGGAACAACTGCCCAGCTATAACTTCCTGGTGCGTAGTATGATCCACCCGTATTACCAGCAGTGGGCTTGCTATATGCACTATTCATGCCAATCGTGCCAGATGAAATACCTAGCAATGCTCTAACATCGCTATCATTTAGAGACACTTGTGTAGAATAGTTGTTATAAACAATCCAAGCAATATCAGAAAATGAAATCGCACCAGAACTCGGAGTTGGCATTTATTAGTTTCCTTTTGACTTTAGATAATCAACTTCTTGTTTTAAGCTATCAACTTCTTGTTTTAGCTCTCTCACGGATTCCACTAGTAGCGCAATCAACTGTTGATTCATCTTAATTGTCTTGTAATCTTTGTCAAATGGAGCGGCGGCTACTGCTTCTGGTAGTACCTTTTCGACATCTTGTGCTAATAGTCCGACATCAGTGCCACGCATTGGTTGTGTCGTGTCTTCTCTCCAATCGAATCTTACGCCTCTTAGAGACAACAAGTCTGCCAAAGGAGTTTCCGAAACTGGACGAAGATTTGTTTTTAGTCTTTCGTCAGAAGAATATGCTACAATGTTTCCTGCAGCAGTAAATGTTCCGCCAGATATCTCGAAAATGAATGGATTAGCTTCCCAAGCTAAAGTTGATCTATTAACACGACCAAATCTTAGTTCGTTGGTACCAGACTCGCCGCCCATATGTAACCATAGATAGCTATTATATTGACCACCTAGATAGAATCCTGTCCAACCAGAAGAAACTATATGTCTTAGACTATCTGTGAAAGTCTTTATTCCAGCAATCGACTGATCTCCAACAGTGTATACACCGTTAGTAACCGAACCAGCCGATGATGCGCTTCCCGCAGATGCAGCATATGACACGCTAAAGTTGGAAGGATTATATACTTGATGAGATACACCATCATTAGATCCCCATAACCAGCTAGGCTGACCTGCCTGCAATGACCAATTAAAGGTCATAGCGGTTCCGTTACCACCACCCTGAGCAAGTGTGGACGCCTTAGCCGCTAAAGTTGCTGAAGATGCTGAAGATGCAGAACCTGAAATACTTATACCCCACGTACCAGTGGCGCCAACACCAGACTTGGTAGGATATGTAGCGGCTGCATAATTATTAGCAGAAGTTCCTACAACCTGAGCATAAGCGTTGCCTGCATTGCCCACAGAAACAGCAAAAGATGTGGCATAGTTATTGGCAGCCGTTGTTGATGTATTGGTGTATGCTCTAGCAACAATTAGATTAGCGTCAACGATTGTTCTGGCAAATGTATTAGAAGCATTTGCCATTGCTCCAGCATAGTTGTTTGAAGAAGCACCGATATTTGATACAATACTATTTGCCCACGTATTAGATGCTGCACCAACCAGAATAGCATATCCATTAGCACCGGCCGAAACGCCATTGGCCTTGGCAAAAGCCGCCGTAGTGTTTTGTGTTACAGATTCAATATCTGCATTTGAAGCGATTCGTCTATAATTTGTGCCATCATTAGTAAATGTCCAACTATCACTCGTTTCATTCCAGAGAACAGCAACATTAGCAGATGAACCACGATTGATTTCGATACCTGCATCTTGTGTTGGTGCAGTTGCGATTGGTAAATCAGCATTTAATGTAACAATATTATCGCCTACAGCTAGTGTATTTGTATTGACATATGTTGTGGTTCCCAATACAGTTAGATTACCTGTGATGGAAAGATCACTACCAATTGATTGCTGTGACGCAGAAGACAATTTAACAAATCTACTATCGGTCCAGGACTGAACAAATGTATTGACGTTATTAGCAACTACGCCTGCCTGATTAGCTGCGCCAAATCCCGATGCAGCATTTGTGGCGACGCCTGCAAAAGTCATTCCAGCAACTGTCAATCCTGTAGAAATGCTTGCTGAACCAGAAACATCTAGTGTGGTGGATGGTGTGATGGTTCCTACACCTAGTCTTGTATTCAGTTGATCGATGAATAAAACATTTGTTGTATTACCAATGCGAATATTGTTCGCTGTGATAATTTGCCCACCAAAGTATTGAATATAATCAGAAGATGCGTTACCAAGTATAATGTTACCAGTGGTTCTCATATCGCCGTCGATGTCAAGTTTAAGTGAACCAGCAGCGGTACCTAGACCAACATTGCCTGTGATAGTCATATTGCCGGCAAAGACAGCTCCAGATGTATTAGGAAGAGCCGCATTTGCTCTAGCGAAAGCGGCAGTGGTATTGATAGAAACGCCGTTAGCGAAACCAAAAGCTGCGGCAGAATTTGTTGCTGTTCCGTTTGCTAATGCGAAAACTGCTGCTGTATTAACCGAAACACCATTAGCAAAAGTGAAGGCAGAATTAGTTAACGCAAATACTGTGTTAGTGACACCGAAAGACGTATTTACAACACCGAAGGCACCATTTGCTTTACCAAATGCTTGATTGGCAGCAAGAAAAGCTCCGTTTGCTGTGTTAAACGATACTTGATTTTCTATAATAATATTAGCAGCATTAGCACCTAGCTGTAGTGCTAATCCTACAGCATCGTTCGCACGATCACGGGCCGTGTTTGCTTGATCATATCCAGCATTAGCTACTGCATAACCAGAAGTGAGATTAGCGTTTACACCGTTGGCAAAACCAAAGATAGTATTTGCAAAGTTATAGACCGTATTTGTTCTTCCAAAAGCAGAGTTAGTAACACCAAAAGCAGAGTTAACTACAACATATGCGGCTGACAATCTTACATTGTCTGTATTAGATTGAGTGAATGCAGCATTTACTGTATTAAAAGCTCCTGTCAGTCTAACATTATCAGTATTTGCTTGTGTGAATGCAGAATTAACAACTGCAAATGCAGAATTTGTTACGACATAGTTGGCATTAGCGGAAGTATAAGCAGCATTTAATACAGTGAATGCGCCTGTCAGTCTGACATTGTCCGTATTAGCCTGTGCGAAAACTGAATTTGTTACGACGTAGTTGGCATTGGCACTAGTATAAGCTGCATTCAATACCGTAAATGCTCTGGTAAGTCTAACGTTGTCTGTGTTTGCTTGAGTGAAAGCGGAGTTTAATACAACATAGGCAGCGGACAATCTGACATTATCAGTATTGGCCTGCTCGAATACGGAATTGGTCACTTCATAGTTAGAATTGGCAGATGTATAGGCCGCATTTAATACATTAAACGCTCTGGTAAGTCTAACGTTATCTGTATTTGCTTGTGTGAAAGCAGAATTTAACACTACATATGCCGCAGATAATCTAACGTTATCTGTATTAGACTGGACGAAAACGGCATTGGTTGTCTGAAACACCAAGTTCATCTTGGCGTGCTGCTCATTCGCATAGAGAATTATCTGATTGGTTTTTGTTCTCCACTGATCAAATGTATCAGTAAGGTTTACGTTTGCTAATCCCATGTTACTCTAAAACCTTCTTTAGCATTTCTTTGATTTCTTGTAAGTCGTTTTTCAGTGAAGATACTTCTTCCTTCATATTATCGATTTCTTTATCTCTATTCTTTCTTGCTTTATATGCAGCAAGAGCGTTACTATCTTTATTTATAAGAAATCCCTCGGGGCTTCTGTAAATGCCTGGAATATCTGTTTTGGCTTCTCTACTCATCTTAGTCCGACTCTGGCATTCAATAGATCGGTAATGACTTTTCTTTCGTCAAATTTCTCTACGTCTTCTGGTCTATCTACGCAACCATGTAACTCGCAAACAAACTTGATAGCCTCTAACCACTTGGCAATAATGTCTGGATCATAGTTTAGGGTTCTCATGACCTTCTTACCGGCGGTATCAATAAACTTAGGAGGTATAACTACGCACCCAAGACATACATGATGATCGGTGACTGTCACATTATAGTCAAAACCATAGCACGCTTTAGGCTTTCTAGTAACCACTGTGTCGTCATAAATCTTTAGCGAGTCATAGATGTCCGCAACACCATAAACTTTGGCAGTATTGAGAACCTCGGCATTGTTTCTTACAATGGCTCTACCAAAGACTTCGGCGTGATCATATACAAGAGCGTTATCCATAACACGGCAGTCCTCGTATATCTTGGCATGACCAGAAACTCTGGCATTATTATAGACTTGAGCCGTGTCAAATACCTGGGCATCACCGTAAACTCTGGCATTTCCATACACCCTAGCATTTCCATAAACTTTGGCATGGTCGTTTATGATAGCATTGCCAGTTACTTTGGCCTCGCCATAAACAATAGCATATGGACCTACGTAACAATCTTCATCAACATGTGCGGTTTCTGCTACCCATCCACCGCCTTTTTGATGTTGATGGGCAGGTACTTTCTGCCCATCTCCAAAATCAACAATCTTTACTTCTGTAATACCGAGTTCACTAGCATCAAAACTAAAAGTCATATTCACTCCTTATTTCTGTAGGGCGATTGCTCTCAAATCTCCAACTCTTGGTACGACGGCTGTATTTTCTCCGTCGTTTAGTAGACCAACCTTGATAGCGAAATACTTATATGACTGATAAGTTACACCATTATCTGTTGTATAAGAAATAACATTTGATGTTCCACCGATTAGAGCGGCAGGACGTCCTAGAGTTGTGATAACTGTGTTACCGACAACATTTCCTGTTGCTGTATTGACAACATTAGCGGACTCGCCAGCAGCGAAGCCAGATGCGCTCATTACATAGATGGCGCCGTTACCGCTACCCTCTACACTATTGACAATAGAATAGAATCCAGATGTTAGTCCATCAAGTCTATTGCCAGGAATAATAGATGTCTGATTGGCGTTGGCACCAAGCTTGGTGCTATTAAGTGTCAATCTATCAACAGTTGATAATGGAACAAGATAAGTGTATTCAATAAAGTCATCAAGATTATCGATTGATGAATATCTTACATCACCTGGTGAACGCTTATAAAGTTCGACCCATGGTCTTTCAGCAACTGGTGTATCATCTTCGGCGTTTAGAACCTTTAGCCAAACCTTTACGTCTGTTCCTGGTGGACGATATGCAGTTAGCATAACCTGCATGTCTTCTGCATCTTGTCCTTCTGCTAGTGTAACAACCTTTGAGATATACTTGTTTAGAAGTAGACCATGTGTCGGTAGTGTTTCACCGGCAGTATCGTTATTGATGATGTTATCGATAAGAACACAGTGGGTTCTGGACACATCAATTACTGGAGAAACGGAATTAGATGCTGTTCTCATGTTGACCTGAACATTCATAGAGCGTTGGTTGCTTAGTTGAGAAATCTCTAGTGATTTAGAGAATAGTCCCTGTTCGGTCTTGAAGTAATATGTCTCGGATGGATCAACATCAATGAATGATCCAAATGTTCCATCTACATTTGTTGGTCTAACCTTGAAGTTGATATCGGTTAGCTCAAAACTTAGGAATGATGGCTCAAATGACATGGTAGAATATCTAAAGTTAGAGATGGACTCTACTCTTTCGAGTCTACCACGCTTGCTCCAATCGGTCGCAGCAATAACATAATCGCCATTGACGAATCCGCCACCTGAACCAGTTAGATGAACAAGAGAGGTGTCAGGACCATCTACATAATAGCTTAGTGTTCCATAGGCATTATACTTGTCACTAATGGTTGCTGAAACACCCTTATAGAGTGAGTTAGCGGCATGGAGAACATTGATAACTTCGCCATCGAAGTATCCAGTATTGGAACAATGTATTAGACCACCAGCAACGCTTACGACGGTGCTATTCTGGAATGATGTGCGACCATTGATAATATCACCTACAGCAATCGAACCATTGGCTCCTGATAGTGTTAGCTTATCACCGGAGATGAATGGCTCACCGTAGTTATCAATGAAGTTGATACTCTCATTCTTGACGAATAGTTTATCCATCGATCTATTGCCAAGATATGCAATACCATCAACATCCTTAACGAAGTCGGCACGATAGAACTTGACAGCAAGGTCAACGTCTGGAATAATATCCCAGTTTGTATTGTTGTTTGTCTGATAGAATGTGCCTGTACCACGACGATCAACAACTGGTCCAAGACCATTGATATCTGTCTGGCCGAGTCTTGAAATCCAAACATAAACATCTGGATTAGCGTTTAGCGGATGGATGATAAATGCATACTGTGTATCGTTATACAAGAATACAGGTGCAGGGAAGACAACCTTACATGGATTTGTTCTACCATTTGGCGAAATTGGAACAGTTGCAGGATTATTGAAGAACACTTCCGAATAAGGAACAGTGTTTCTTGTAATCTGTTGACCAGCATCCATTTCACGGATTTCACACCAGAATCCCTGTCTACCAATTCTTGACACGAAGATATCAACGCTTGTCAAGAAAATACCTTCTTCTCCCTTAGGCGCTCTTGCCAAGAAAGAGTATGCGGTACAAGAGTGAGACGCAGGTGGTGGTGGAGGTGGAGCAGCAATTGACTCCCACTCGGATGATGATGTGTCCTGTCTAATTGCCTCTGTATGATAAGAGACAGTCTTAGTTGATAGAATCGAACGCTGCTTAGATACGGCTGTACCAGATGCTGTGAATAGTGCCTGACCTCCTGTTGAGATATCAGCAGGAACTTCTGTTCTGTTTCTAACGGCGTTAGGATCAACAGGTGTTCTACTGTCAATAACTAGAACTGGACGCTGACCAACTCTAAACTGACCACGTGGAATCTGCATCTGGAATGTTAGAACGCCATCCTTGTCGGTAACTAGTGTAGAACCTAGTGGAATCCAGTTTTCAAGATTAGAAGGAAAAGCCGGAGTTGTTATGTTATTAGCAGATGAAGTGCCTCTTGTTAGATCAATAACCGTATTTGATGGTAGACCTGGTTGATTAGCAATGATCCAACCAAACTGATTAGCAGTAACTGGTCGAGCATTGTTAGCCATTGGCACACTATCAAAGTATGGCCACATTTGGGTGAATGGCTTCATGCCGGTGCAGCGAACTGTAATCATTTGCTGACGAATGTATGGATAAGACTGAATATCAACAATCTTATAGCCGCTCTCAACTACGTCTGCGCTATTTGTCTCCCAATACTGTGTACCAGTTCTCTGATTGTTATAAACGGTTTCAATCGTTACACCTGATCCGCCAATTGGATTGTTAGCGTTTGCTGCCGCACGGGCAGAGTCATAAGTTGAATATGTGCCTACGAGTGTTTTACCAGCACCACTTCCTCTATAGACCTTATATCCTGTAACCCATCTCTTCCATGCGTTCCATGTGGTGTTGACTAGTGTATCAACTACACCTACGGTTGCATTAGCCTTGAAGGTGCCGAAGTTTGTATTTGCTTGTCTTACTTCATTGTTAGAAGATAGAACGACAACTTCCATACCATACTGTTCGGTAGAGTATCTAACATTAGCACCCTGGGTACCATAGACAACGATTGATGTTGACTTGTTAGATAGCTGTTCGTCAGGCATAATGGTTGTGTCAATCCAAATATCCTGATCTGGATATAGATTGACATTTCCTAGGAATAGCCAAGACTGACGCTCAACATTGATATCGGTTGTTACTCTTTCTTGTGCGTAGTGTAGAACTTCGGTGTAGTTTAGAGTAATAACTGGATTGTTTAGCTTGACGTTGGTACCGCCCTGATAGTCATAAGCAATTGTTTCCATCTTATACAATGAACGAATTGACTTCTCTTCAGGATCGAAAGTAATTCTCTGTTCTGGATCGTATGTCGCAGATAGTGAACTGTCTCTAAAGTTATCTGTAAAGATACCATTCTTGAATCGATCTAGACCGTTTTCATCTAGAATCTTCATCTGTGTGGCTGCTCTTTCTAGAACAGATAGAGATGTGTAGTATTCTAGATTTACAATGCGCTCCTTGAGAACACCAATGTCTCTCATCGTGAAGCGAATGTTTGAAAGTCTTCTTGACGAACAAGCCAAGTCTTCTCTACCAAGAGCAATAGCGTATGCAGGTGATAGAGATGGATATGGGACAACTGTCAATGAAGCAAGAGCCATTGTTCCAGGTAGCAATTCTGGTGTCTTTGGATTTAGACCAGGAACACCCTTGATTACTTGAAACTTGTTGTCCTTGTTAACCACGATAAGATCGGTTCTACCAAGATAGTAGTAATAGTCGAAAGTTACAACCGATGAAGGCACGGGAAACTTTAGACCACCACCAGATGCCTGATAGGTTGTCGATGCCGTTGGATTAGCAGTCGCCGCCGCTGGTGTGGTAGCGTCGGCAGAACTATTAACCTTAACAGGTCTAAAGTCAAGATGATTTCTTAAATCAAATGTCTTACCTGTTGTTGGTGACTTATAAACAGGAACATTTTCTGTTCTAATGTTTTGTTCTGGATTGAATAGAGCATCGTTATCCTGAATTGGATAAGAGTCAATTGAGAAATAACCCGAACCAACTGTAAAGTCAGGAGAGAAGTAATCTAGTTCTACCAGTAGATATGTGTTATTAGCCAGAGTTACTTTTGGCTTGATTGTTGCATGATCGTATAGTGTGTCCTTCTGTCCATTATTGAATACGAACGAAGAAACAACATTAGAACCAGCAGTATTTGATGCAGGATAAGATCCCGCTTGTGATCTAATCGAACGGATTCGATACACATCAGAGAAACCTAAATCGAACGGACCACGAAGTCCAGCTGTATTAGTTTCGGGTCTAATCTTGACATATCTTCTGGTTCTTAGTGTCTTCTTGATTTCTAGTGCTGTTGATCTAGCAATAGGATAAGTTGCTGTCACATAGAATGTAGCTGGAAATGACTCTCTAAGATTGAACTGGAGAGATGTTGATGTCGCAGTTACAATTCTTTGTCTTCCATCGTCGTTACCAACGCCGGCCATGTTGATCATATCACCGGATCTATAAACTTTCGAGAGAGTATTACCTGTTAGCGCCGCAGGAAGATTAGCGTCTACAGTTAGACTTGTATCGCCTGAGATGCCAGTTACATAATAGATGTTGGTATTACCAGAAATCTGAATCTTATCACCAACATTTAGACGAGTAAATCTGGTTCCAAGTCCTACTAGTGTTCTTCCGGTATTGCTTGATGTTAGACCAGTCATAGAAATAGCGATAACATTCGCACCAGCAGTTGTCTGGTTGAATGTCAGATAGTAATTACTTGCTGACGATCCGCTATATGTTCCAGGAATAAATGTCTCAACACCAGGTGATAGTGTTAGAGTAAAGATACCATTACTTGACACCTGAACAGAAGAAGCAACGCCGTCTGTCTTGCTGTATTGATAATTGGTATCGGTCGATGAAACATCACTAACACTTCTTACAGTCTTGGTATAATCTGAACCTGTATAGAATAGAAGTGGCGACTCTGGAATTCTTTGTAGAATGGCATTGTTAGCGACGTCCAGAACGGCGTCAGCGCCTGGTGCAGGATTTACACCGGAAGCGGCAGCATAGAAACTTCTTACGTTTGAGAATACGTTCGACCCAAGCATCTTGATATCAGACAGATAAACATTATATCTGGCGTCATATCCTGGTGTTCCTGTAACATACTCATAAGAAAGTAGTGTAGCAGAACCGATCTTGCTTCCTGTTTGTGAAGCAATAGACCACTTCTTTTCAGAAATTCGATTCTGTGCGGTATTGTAAAGGTCGATAGAATTGCCTTTGTTTAGCTCCCAACCACCAACAAACTCATCAACTGTTACATAAGACCCTGGTGTGAAGCCAACTAGCTGTGCGTTGACGTTGGATGTTGTTAGTCCTTTTTCAACAGAAAGGTCTACAGTTGCTAGTGAACCAACCTGATATCCCTCACAGTAACCTGTTCCTGGAGAAACACCAGCATAAAGAAGTGAGTTATTTCCGTTAGCGTAACGACCGAAGTTTGAACCGGTGTCATCATGCTCTTTGATTTGAACTTCCATGCCATTGATAACATAATCACCAGAGTTGTCATGCGTTCTACGAGCCATGGCATCATTGATATAAGAATACTGTGTGTTAGCTAGAAACGATGTGGCGACACCATTCTCTAGTGTGAATAGTGATACAAAGTTCTGAACATCGACGGCATCGTTAGCACCTACGACAGCTAGTTCTGGATTTAGCTTTAGACGATCAGCACCTGGAGCAGAGAAGTTAGATGCTTCCTGTGCTGGATCAAGTAGCGAAGAATCTGCGGATGCATTGACAATTTCTTCTGTAATGTAAAACCCGACTCTTGCTGTTGGATTGGCATCATATCTGCTAACGATAATAGATGAATCCGGGAAAGCAATAAAGTGATTTTTCGCAAAGAGAACACCAGCAGAGATAGCAAAGCGGCAACCAAATCCAGTAGGAGCAGGATCGGTGTTGTGAACAACTAGGGTGTATGGAGTATTGCCAATGTTTGCTGTTAGTGTTTCGCCTGCCTGGAATACCTTTTGTGTGGCATTAGAGGTAGATGCTGAGGTATAAGCAACATAAATTGTCTTGGTATTCTGTAAAGATTGAACACCATCTAGTGTCTGGACAAGTTGTGCGGTGATGTTGGTTGTTGAACCACGAAGCTCTACTCTGGTATTGCCTGCCTGTTTGCCCTGGTAGATAAAGTTTTCCCAAGCAGCCATGCTAACTGTATTACCAGTAGCGTCTGTGTCCAAAACTTTTACGTAACGAGCCGCACGACCAGCGGTTAGACCTGCATTAGTTTCTAGGTAGAAAGCACCAGGAATGACGATTGTGCCGTCCTTGAAAATGTTACGACCAAATCGCTGAATCTGCTCTTGGAGAGTTGTCTGGATTTGTGTTAGTTCTCTGGCCTGTACCGCATAACCAGGCTTAAATAGAATGCGATAAAAACCCTTTGTAGCATCATAATCATCGTAATATGGTGTTACATTGAAGTCTGTAGTTAGCGCCGTAACATTAGCAGTATTTGCCATTTTCTATTCTTTCCCTTAGAAACTTAGTAGAATTTTGAAATCTTCGTTCTGGTCGATTGAACGCTCGATAGGAACTATATGATCTATATATAAAAGTTTTCCAGTATATGCTTCCATATCAGGTAATTGAACCGAACTAACATATCTTGATGTTGTCGTGGTATTACCAGTGATAATGTCACCCGTTGGTGTGCCCAGAACATTTGTTAGTTTTAATTTAGAGTTTGAGAAGTCCCATTCAGTAACAATTCCTCTAAATGTGGCATTAGCCAGACTAGGTCCTTGATAAACCCATTCATCTTCTTGAAAATTAGAAGTTGAGGAAGATTCTGCCATCGTCAATACCGTCAACTGTGATACCGCTGTATTGGAAATTGTTCTCGATTCATCTTTAATCAATGGTTCTTCTATAATTGCAATTTGTCTATAATCGTTTTCAACCGTTAGAACGCCACCTTCTCTATTATTAATTTTTGTATCAATCATTAAATATGATCCACCTAGTTCATACAGTGGATCGGATCCATGACCACCCGGTGGACTGATAATCGCTCTAGCATTTGCACCTGCACCGGTGACAGATGTTATTCTGACGTTAGCAAATGTGTAGCCCGATCCCTTGCTGTCCACAATAATACTATCAATCTGAAAAGTTGTGATATTTCTGACCGCTCTAGCATTAGCGAATAGACCATCGCCGGTAATATTTACTGTGATATTATTTCCAGTGTAACCTGCACCACGATTTAATAGAACAATATCATTAATTGAACCGTTTACAGCGTTATCTTGGACCTGATATTGGAGCGTGTTATCATCTGATAGGAGAGTTTTCACAGGTATAAAAGAATCAGTTAGAAATCTCTCCTGATCTTCTGTTGAAACCGAAAACATGTATTTCCAGATATATTTGTCTTGTGTTTGAAACTGTCCTACTGGATTAGTGGATGTCGGTTTAGACGTGGAGGCATTACCATAGTTATTACTAATGCATTTATAGACATTGAACTCGTCGGTTAGCACATAAAATGCTGTATTAGCATTTTTATAATCTTTAGAGTCTGCCATATGATTATATGCGAAATAAACAGTATTGTTTGTCCAGTTAAAACGTGGCACAACATGACGAATATCGTTACCAGTAATACGCTTACCGCCGATCATATTATTCCAAACATCGATGAAAGTTGCCTCGGATGTATTAGCCGCCGGTGGATTAGAGTCGTTGGTCCAAGGATACGATCTACCAAAAGTCAGATATAGATTAGCTCCTGCTGGTTCAGAAACAGACTCACGAAACTGTTTTGCTAGAAATATACCAAAGTCTTTGGAACGAACTGATGCCATTATTTTCTCTCTTTACCTTATTTATATGCCAAATCTGCGACGATCTTTATTGAACAATGTTTGTATTTCGGTATTCGATAATACTTTATTATAGATTTCAACGGATGCAACCTTACCTTCGAAGTTATATTGTTGGAAACCGGCAAAGCCACCGATGATTAGGTTGCCCGTAGTGTCAGTAATACCATTTGCTGTGCCTGTAGAGATTGCTTTGAATACACCATTTGAGTACCCACGAATCTTAGAACCATCATAGGTAAATGCCACATGCTGCCATGTATTGGCGTTAAGTGATGGTGTGATAGTTAGTATATTGTTGGCAACGCCAGGTCTGACCACAACGTAAGGTGCTCCACTACTTGTATCGATATCAAACCCTCTAACGGTTCCGCTTTGCTTAGATACAATTGTCTTAATACCGGAGTTGTTTGCAAGATTATACCATACAGAAACGGTAATAACGTTGGCAACATTCAATGTGCTAACGTGCTGCATCGTGGCATTACCGTTTGCATAAATGCCTAGAACTTCGAGACCAGCAGCCGAGAAATATGCATTTCCTCTGACGTTTGCTCTCTGTGCAGTATTAGCAGCATTATACCAAACATTCTGAGTATTATATAGAATATTACCTAGATTGGCTGCCGTATTGCCTGTACCAGTTCTCTTGTCAAATGTTAGATATGTATAGGTAGATGATGGAGTATAACTAAATGTATTTGATGTGCTAAACTTGGCAATCAAATTTTTGTATACTGAATCTGTTGTGATGAATGCATTGACAATATTCGCCGAGACATTTTCTTGATTTTTGTCTACATATTCGTGCTGACCAAACAAAATCATACCAGAAGGATGTGCCAGTTCTTTGATAGCTTTTCTATATTTTTCCAACGAAACATCGGATCTAATAACATAAGAATATGGCTGATAATAGTCTCTATCCTGAATAAAATTATATCCAGAAAGATGACCGTCGTCATTGATATATCTACCAGGATATGTGTAAATGCCTGTAACGATATTAGCGAATGCCTGTGCGGTACCGTCGCCTTGTGTAGATAGATCAAGAATTGGATTTGTTAGATATCCTGCGCCACCAGATACAATTCTTAATCTTTCAATCGTACCAATGACGTTTGATTGGGCTTCAAGTAGTTCACCATCGCCAATAATAGCGGTAACCATAATGTTAGCACCATTACCAGTAGTGGTAATAACATTTGCTCTTGGCAGATAAGCCTGTGAATATCCGGCGCCGCCTTCGTCATATCCAGGTCTTGTTGTAAATGCGACTTGCTGAATTGTACCATTGGCATCTACAAGAGAAACAACACCATTGGCTCCTTCGCCGTAGTCACCATATTGATTGATAAACTCGATAATGTTGCCTTGCTGATATCCTCGTCCACCGTCAATAACTTCCATGCGACCAAGAATACCAAGAGAACGAACAAAGGTGTTTGATAGAGCGTCAACTGTAGGAAGTTCAACATATCCAGAACCTTGATTGATAATTGCGGTTGCTACGATAGGTCCGCAGTTATCATATGTCCAATATATCATCGAATCAGCAATGATAGTATTAGAGTTGGGCTTCTTTTTGATTATTAGACTTTGATTTGTCAATCCACCAGGTAGACCTGGAGATGATACTCTTAAATCAACTCCAAAACGATTGCTTTCGAGAATGATCAACTCGGTGTTAGCAACTACAATAATATCGCCTGTCTCGAAATAGACATTTGAAGTTTGCATATTACCAGATAGAGTAATCTCGGTAATACCAGATCCCGGAATTGTGTTAACTCTTAGATTAGATGTGTTTGTGTATATTGTCGCCAGATTAGTATAAGCGAATCCTTCGTTAGGATCGGCGACGTTGCAAATTATTGTGTTGGCCACATCGATAATTCTGGAGCCAATAATATCATAATTCGCCGGATGAAATGTCTCGTCTGGATTTACAGAAAAGATATTTGCGGCGGCGTTCTTACCACCACCGCCAGTGAATAGTAGCTGATCATTTGCTCTGAATCCTGCGCCAGGTAATGTTACTGTAACAGCCTTGATCTTACCTTCGAGATTAGCTCTAGCGACCTTCGAGATAAAAATCTGTCCACCAGAACCAGAATTACTAATAATAGGAACACCAGCACCCTGGACATAACCAGAACCAGGAGATGTAACAGTGGCAGAAATAATAATACCAGAGAATAGATTACATGATAGAAACTTGACTTCACCGTTTTCCTCAAAGAAGGTGTATATCTGTTCACCATTTTCAAAGTCTTGCTCAACTGCCGAAACTTTAAGTTCGGTGACAAGAGTACCATTATCATAATACTGATCAACAGATTCCACATCACAAGTAGAGTTAGACGTAGCACCTCTAATTGTCTTGCTCTTGAATATAGAATATGCAGCATCGTTAGCCACATTATTGACAGCAAAGTCCTTGACATTTAGAGAACGCTCGATAAACCACTTACCGTCTGACGCACGAAGAATGTCATTTTTTGGATAATAAAACTGGACCTCTTCTCCAAAGAATGCTCGCATAAGAAACTGAATCGAACGCTCTGAACCACGGGCTCTATAGAAGTCCTTGGCGTGCTTTAGAAATAGAACCTTGTCTGCCAGAATAGTGTCAGGAATAAGAGATGCGTAATTATCATACATCTTTTGAAGGAAGGCATGATAATCGTTTTCTTCTTCTAGATAATGTTCCTCACCAATCAACAAATCATGGTCAATGTCTGCCTTGATTTCATCGATGTCCAGATACTTTGGAAAGTTTTTGGAAACATACAACATGTTTCCGTCTCTTTCAAGAAACTTGTAATAATACTCCAAAAATTCCACAAATAGACCATGTTCGTCTCTAACGAATCCTGGTAGCTGTGATTTTACTAGAACTGAGGTTTTATTATTTGAACTCATGATGTCTCTGGAATTAGCTCAAGCTGAATGGCCTGAATATTGTTAGTATCAATTGCTAGAATACGATTTCTTAGTGGCTCAATGACACCCTGTTCTGGAACAACATTGACGGTCAGAACATCCTGATCATAGAAATCATTTGATGGCATAGACTGAACCAATAGTGAATTTAGTGTGACACGACCAGTGGCATAGTTAATATTTCCTGCATTTTCATTGACAAACACCTTTTCACCGTTTGACTTGAAATAATATGCTCTGAGCGTGCCTAGTGTGGATCTTAGTCTAACAGTTAGAACTGCTCCTGAACCATCAGCATCATTGATGGTCACGAAGGCTCGGGTATAATTGATGCCAGGATTCGTCACCTCAATCTTGACAATTCTGCCATTGACAATAGTGGCGACTGCTTCTGCGCCAGTTCCGTCACCAGTGATAGTTAGCTTTGAACCAGAAGAATAATTGATTCCTGGTGCCACGATTTCAATCGAATCGATGCCAGTGAAGGACTCTGGTGTTTCTTCCAACAAAACATCTCGTCTAACATTGGTAATGTCATTGATACCTAATGTAGGATAAGAGTATAGTTTAAAGTTATAGTCACCTTTTCTTAGAGGTGTATTATAGTTGAGAACATAATTGTTTCTGTCACCAATCTCAATCTTTTGTCTCTTTTGCATAAAGATATCGATATCGGAAGATGTGATTGATGGTTCTGCCTGCTCGATATAGCTCTGAAGTTTAGATAGCTTAAATGTTGATTTAAAAGTATATAGTTCTGTGACGGCGTAATCGTAAATCGCTTCCTTAATAATATTATTGATCTGCCCCTGCGAGCGTGTGGTCAGATTAGGATTATATCTAACCTTTCCACGAATTAGTAGGAATATGAAGTCAGGATCGACAATCTCCGGATCGACAGTCAGAACATTACGGTTTCTGATAACTGTATTTCTGATTTCTTCTTTTTCAACATTTGTTAGTGTGAAATAGCCAGTGGTCTTTAGTGACATAAAGACTCTACCGTATACAGGTGGATCATTTTCCTCGCCGCCCCATACTGATACTGCCTCGATGTTTGGATAATTCTTGGTTAGAATAGTCTCATAGTCCATCTTGGTGACAGCACGATTTTGTGCGACATAATAATTAGGCGCACGGAACTTGATCTGATCTACTGTTTCTTTTTCAGCGCCATTGATGGATGCTTCCACCAAAGTAATTCTAACATTATTCTTATAACCAGCAATACCGTCGCCATCAGTAGGAGCAAACTTGACAATATTATTTGCCTTAGTTCCTACTGTGTCAAGATATGTCACCTGAACGATATTTCCATTTGCTGGTCTCTTGCCGATAACATCATCACCGAAATAGATAGAGTAGTTTAGACTGTGATCTTCTTCCACGAAATAAACTGTTGAGTTGGCCTTGAGGTCAACAAAGTCTCCAGCAAGTGTGTATTGTGTAATCTGTGTGTTTGAGTTGGACTCCTGAACAGAAACGATAAGAGTTGATGTATCCACATTAGAAGATGGAATCTGAAATCGTCTGGCTGTATTATTTGCGGTAACAGGAAACTGACGAGTTACAACTTCGCCCTGTCTAATAACCACGTTGGAGAAAGTAAAAGATCCATTTGTCTTGACAGCGGTGTTAGAATTGACTGCCACGAACGGATAGTTGACCTGATCCTTGTCAGCACCAAGAAAGTTCGTCCACTTGTCTAGTGTGATAAATTGTGCGTCCTGATCTTCATTAGGACCTGGAGTAACGACAACATTGATCTTTGCCATAGCGCCACGCTTTGACATAGGAACATAGTTAACTAGCTTGGCATGAGATAGAACATTGTTTCGAATCTGTGCAGTATCTAGAAACGACTCGTTAGCGGCCATGTTTAGATAAAAGGCATTGTAATATGTATTATAGGCCAGAATGTCAAGAAGCACAGACATACCAGAACCTTCGAAGTCATAGTCCTGAAATGTTGCTTGATTTCGGAGATAATCTTTAAGATTCTCACGAATAGAAAAGAAGTCTAGGTCTGCAACTTTGAGTGCATTATTGGAAGTTGCCATGATTTTTAACGAATCCTTTCGAGAAACAATGATGTTACTACAGGTAGATTATTGTTTAGTATAATATATTCCAAGCGAACGTTGAAGCCATATTCGTCTTCGTCGTATGATACCTCTACATTTTGCAGTCTGACTCTTGGCTCATAGTTTTCGATACAGACTCTAATAACTTTCTCCAGAACAATCTGTGATGCGGAAGTCGATGGTTCAAACAATAATGATGTTACATCCGATCCAACTCTTGGACGAAAAGGTCTTTCATAAAAATTAGTCTTAATCAGATTGCGTATCGAACGCTTGATCGCCGCTTCGCCTTTAATAACGTTAACGTCATTTGTAGATGGATTTCTAAGAAAGTCCATATCTAGGTCAGCGTAATCTGGTTGTCTGCTAATTTGACTTGACATTGAATGCCCTTTATATTTTTATTATTTATGTTCTGTCCAGTTGATTGATCCATGGATCTTCTGGTTCTTCTTGCGGCTGACTAGCTCTTTCAGAACGACGATCACCGACGCCCTGTGCTTGATCGCCAGTTAGGAAGTTAAATGCCAATTGACCCAAACCACCAAATGTTGGTGTTCCACCAGGTGCGAGATTTAATAGACCGCCCAGAGGTTCGATATTTACGCCAGAGGAACCGCCAATAACGTTTGTTGTCGCTGTGCCATTTCCTACTGTTGTGCCGCCGCCTCCTTCGATTGCAGCATGTTGTCCAGCGGTAACGTGAACATCGCTAGAGTCAGACTTAACTTCAACTTTACCTTGCATTGCTCTAGTAGAAATATTACCTTGATCGGCTTTATGCTGAATATTGCCTTGCTGTGATTGTACCGTATAATCTTGCTTGGCTGTAGTTGTAATACCCTTATTAGTAGAAGTTGTGGTGATTTCTTCGTCAGCCGTGTGATCTGTCTTACCGTCTTTGTGTAGAATTTTGACTTCTTTACCATTGCTGGCGTATTTCTGATCTGACTTGCCGTCTTTAGTCTCATGGAACATATCACCCTTTTCATTGAAGAAGGACATATCGCCTTCTTGTGTTACTGCACCATGTAGACCCGACGCTCCAGCCAAGAAAGTTGATCCTGCTTGTGAGGCTACGGTAGTAGAATCTTTAGAAACATAAGCAGCCGCTCCATGTGCTTGATAGTTAATAGAGCCTTCGACCTTCTTATTGACGTTTTTGGCTTGCGTATCCATGTTGCCACGGATCTGTCTGTTCATATTCTTGGATGTAACATTCATATCACCCATGACAGCCAGATTAAAGTTCTTATGGCATGTAAGATTATAGTCACCATAGACACGGAGAGACGCATCACCTTTTACAGTGATATCTTGGGCGCCAGATATAGTAATGCGATTTTCGCCGAATGTTATTTCATACTTTGAATTATGTGCCGTAAGATGCATTGCACCATCAGGAAATAGTTCGACACCAGTTCCAGAACGATGCTGGAACCACATCGATTCGTGTCCCTTTGTAGCGTCAGCACCCCAGTTATTACCTGAGCGATCCTTCCAAGCAAAGTAATTAGGATTTTCACCAGCACCTTTACCTTTTCGTGCTGTCTCACGAATATTATATGGATCTTCTGGTGTTGTGCCTGCTGGCTTATCATTACTTTTGGCTGCCATCATTTATCTCCTATTAAAAATCGCCAAAGTTAAAATCGATACTAAATTGATCGGTTCCAACACCACCAGTCTTACTCTTATAATTTTCTTTCTTCAATGGCTCTCCGCCTTCTGCGGTCTCTTTATAAATCTCATGTAGTTTTTTGGCTGTTTCACTTTGATTTAGAGTCTTGTGCATTTTCTTGGCTTCTTTTTCTTGTTTAGGGGAAAGTCTCTTAAACAACTCTTGCATAATTTGAGAAGACTTACCAAACATTTGCTGCATCATTGAGCCAGCTTGTCCACCTTGTCCTCCGCTACTTGGAGGAGGAGCAAAACCAGCACCACCAGGAGACTGCGTAGGACTTGAAATGACATTTGCCCAGCTATTCATATTGTTCATCGTATTACCTGTGTAAATAATACCGATGTTGCCTTCGAAATCTACAACTTGTGTGATTGCACCGTGGGCTGTGTCTAGTGTATATTCTACAGGCTCCAGCTTATCTTGACCAAATAGTTCTGTGTCCCACTGAAGTCTCTGCATCGTATTCATCAAATCATCGATGGTAGTGACTTGTGACAGTAGATTAGCAGAGTTTTCTAGAAATGTTTCTTCGTGAACCACGCCGCCAGTAACGAACCCAATACCTTCAGATGTGTCTAGTCCTTGCACAAGTTTTGACAAACTATTGATAGCTGTACCAACTTGCGGATTAACGCTACTCATAATGCCTTGTATGTAGGTATTATTGTTATTACCTCCACGACCCTTGCTTGCTAGTCCCTGGAACATTTGCGCCATAGACATGACCTGTCCAGCAAGCTGCTGAAACATTTGATTGGTCATCATCTTGTCGTTTTTTGTTTTAGCTGTTGGAACTTGTTTAATCTCTGGCTGAAAAAATCCAGTCATTTGGAACAAAGCGCCGTGAATTGGCAGTCCATCGAGCAAATCTAGAGAATGCTCTTCGCCTTTTTCTTTAATCTTTCGGATCCTTGCACCACGTTCTGTCGTCTCTTGAATCTGTGGTGGAATACTAACAGGAATCTTTTCGGACTTTAGCTGTTGCATGATTGGTCCGTTCATAATATCAGAACCACCACCTCCAGCGCCTTCACCACCTTTTCTGACAGTATTAGACATACCAAGAATAACACCACCAGCTTCGCCTGCCTGCTTCAATACATATACGATTGTTCCTGGATCAGGTGGTCCCATAAAGCTATTCTGTCCAAAAGCAGTTGGTAGTGCGGATAATCCAGAGAACCACAAATCTTCGAGATTAACATCTTGTTGAGAATGACGCATTGGATCAAAGATTGGTGCTGCACCATCTTGTCTTTCAGAAGTGCCTGTGACGCTATTCTTATTACCACCAGCGATGACCATTGGTGTAATTTCACCTTTAGGATGTGAAGGAAAACTCTTGCTCATTATACTATTCCTTGTCCTACAGTTGTTGCCACACAATCTAGCGTGGTTGTGGCATAACCACCAAGATAAATTCTATGTGACATAGACGAAATCATATAGTTACCTGAACCATATAGAAGCTGTGAACCCTCTTGCTTATCAAATAATCTAAACTCAATAACATCGCCTGCGTGTAACTCTGGATTCCATGGTGCGATTAGACGCAATGCGATCTTGTCTTTTTCGAGTAGACCCATTCTGGCCTGTCTTCTCAATAGATGCTTTTCAACGTCCGTTTCGCAACCATTTTGCTGCTGCGCTGTGCCTTTATTTGTTAGCGATTGCTTGAAATTACCGTTCTGAATACAGCCAGACATGGTGCCATTTAGATAGCTACCAGTGGCATCTGACACATTTAGAAATGATCCTGAATTGATATTTCGTCCATTTTCATCTAGACCATTTAGCAAGTCAGACAATAGATCATAATCACAGGGGAAGCTGAAGTGAATAACTTTCTCGCCATCTTTGTCTCGCTGAAACGAAACATCTCCCTGATTATATCCCTGACCACCAGCATAACCTGTTTCTGTGTGATAGTATATTGCCTTCGGTGTTTGATTTGCTAATTGTTTTAGTGATTTAAAATGATGTCTGGCTTCCCATCCGTTTTGTCTATTACCATATGTCATAAAGTGAACGAATGATGGATCATCGCCGTCAAGCGCCATATTTGCTTGCTGCTGGACAACCTGAAATGGATGAATCATCTCGGCGATGTAGTCACGACCAGGACTAGACTCCTGAATATCTGGATTATTAGCACCAACACAACTCTCTAGAACATATCTGACGACCTGATCTGGTGTGGTACAACTCCATGATTTACTAACCAGCGTCTTGGCGTCTCTCAACAATGTAACATCGCAGGCATGAAAAGTCATTTCTTCTATCTGACCGACATTGATTTTTAGTTCACGATTATCCAGACGATAGATTGTCTGGGCGATTTTCATTTCATCGCCTATCTTGTTTCTCATATCCAAAAACATAACCTGATTTTTGGTCGCATCCCAGTTTTTGAATATACGATTATTATATACCTTAGACTGAAAAGTAGCGGAAGTCTGTAGTCCTGGTGTTAGTAGGCTCTCGGAAGCAGTTATCTCTTTACAAATAATATCCTCATAGTTATCAGCACCACCCAGTGTTCCTGATATAGTAACCGTTCGTAGTTCATTATTCATGACAGAATTAGCCGCCATTAGAAAACCCTTCTAATGTAAGATGGCTTATTGGACATCATTGCTTTTAGTTCGTCCTGAATCTGGACATAATACTCTTTTTTGATGACCTTAATCGATCGGCGCTCGTCATTCAGTCTTTTTTCGTGTTCGTATTGATACACAATTTCACCTTTAATAACAATTTCAATAGGTTCTCCATTGATAGTATATATTTCGGGTTGAATTAATTCTCCAGTGAGTGCTAGATTACCACGATCCAGAGATGCGCCGAATGGTTCGCCGTTGTCCAAGTCTGCTAGTAGATCGGGGGATTCGTTATCGCTTTTGAAAAATGAGGAGTCGGCCGTTCTATATGTTGTGGACGTCCATGGTTCATAATAGCTGAAAGGAATTTCAGGTGGCATGTTCTCTGTTAGTCTTTCACCATTGACCACAAATCTTGTTACCGACTCAAATCCTGTTCTGGTATTTCTTCTTATTATTACTTTTTCATAATGATGCGGCGTTATCAAAGCATTCTCGATAGAACCATATTTCTCTATCACAAACTGATTGAAAGAATTTGGATCTAGTGGCCACTCAAACTGACCATCCATAATGTTATTCGCTAGTAGAATGAGCCAGAATCCACCAGCGTCGCCGTAGACTTTATGAGCCACAATTTCTGGTGTATCGCCATCCTCAATATCGTAAACAATATATGAGCCAATGTTATTGATAACATCTCTAACAACGCCTAGACGATGAAAGATATTGGTGACCTGCTCATACTGTGGTTGGAGTCGTCTATTCTCAATATCATAATTGATTTTAGGAAATAGATCGTAAAAACTACTGACTGCCATTTGTTATCCTTTAATAACCCATTCGTCAATTCTTAGTTGAACTGCTTTTTCGTATTCTTCGGGTAATATTTGTATAAATCTTGATCTAACATGAGTAAAAAGATATCTATGCACGGCTTCTGGCATAATCTTGTAAATTCTTCCTGTTTGTTCCAGTTCGCTTATCAGTTCTGCACCAACATCTATTCTGGATATGTCGCTTGTCTCTTTATAATCCTGAATAGACTTGACAAACTGTCTACGCTGACCCACTGGAAGATAGTGCATATTTACTCCGAGAAATCCATTACCATACATTTTGATAGGAAATGTCATCGGATATTTGTCATAAATCGTCAGCGTCGCTTTGTGTTTTGGATCATACTTATAAAAATACAAATTACCTATTATTGGGCTTGACCCTCTGTTACTATGCAATAGCCGCTTCTGAACCACACCAGACGTTAGATTCATGGCCTTGGTGTTGATCCATTTCGTCAATTCATCTTGGGTATATTCTGCCATATTATTATTTATACTACATTTTGAATAAGTCTTCTTCGGTTATAAGTCTAAAAGTCCAGCCTCTATTCTCACAGAAATCTTCGGCAGCTTTCCATTTTGCTTGATTGATGCCCCAGGTCATGACTTCTGTAATATATCTTTTTGTTCTTCGTGACTGTTTCTTAGGCTCTTGTGTCTGTCCTCTGGGTTTTACTTCCAGAAGGTAGACTTGCTTATTGCCATTGTTATCCAGTGCTTCAACATAGAAGTCCACAAAGTATCGATGGTGCCTATTATCTATGGGTGAGACGTATGGTATAACCACTTCTTCGCTAGACCATGAAATAACGTTTTTATTCGTGTCACACCAGTTCATAACTTTCTTTTCCCAGCCAGACCGATATACGATATTGTTAGCGTCACCCTTATACTTTTCAGGAAATTGTGGTTTGAAAAATCCTTGCTTATACTCAAAAGCCATTTTATACCTCACTAAATATATGTAGCATTTTTGGAGTAATACCTTGAGATACGATCACGTTTTTCCAGCCGACTTAAATAACAATCCAGAATATGGACAAAAAGTCGTTTTCTATGCTTTCAAGTCGGAGGTACCTACTTGGATTAGTAGCCCTACCAATCAGCTAGTTCGATCCGTAACAGGAGGCGAGACATTCAACACTAAAAGAGAGATAGAGGATATCTTTGAAATCTATATTCCTGGTGGTGGTCAAGAAAGTATTATGACATGGGCACAAAATCATGTCTATGACGAGGTCAAGCTATCTCGTCTAGGAGCAACCGCTGTCGGTCTAGGCGCAGAGACTGGAGCGTCGGGACTAGTTGGTGCAGTTGCTAGATCGGCATTCAGAGGTGTTATCAATCCCGCAGTCGAGGTTCTCTATAGAAGCACCAATCTAAGAACATTTACCTTCTCTTTCGTGTTTGCACCAGAATCCAGTGCGGACGCCGATCAACTATTTGGAGCAACAAATAGTGATAAGAGAGGTCTGCTAAACAGATTTAGATATCATGCTGCACCAGAGATTGCAGGACCTTTTGGTGCATTCTTTAAAAGTCCTTCTGAATGGGAAATCGAATTTCATTATAGAAAGCCTAACGGTCAGTGGGCAAAGAATGTTAATCTACCATACATCGCTAAGGGTGTTTTAGGTCGTGTCGATGTTGATTATAATCCAATGTCAGAGTTTAGCACCTTCGAAGACGGAAGACCTGTAACTGCCAGACTTTCAATGTCGTTCCTAGAAATGGAAATCATCGACAAAAACAGAATCGAAACGGGATACTAATGGCTGCTAATATAACAAACGCACCGCTAAGAACTGAAATCAGTTCAATGATGGCTTCATTGGACGACAATTATAGTGTAGTCAAGGGTTGTAGATTTCTGGTTAGAATAAATCTTTCTGGTCTACTGCCTAGATTGAGTTACTCTAATAAAATAGGCACATTGATTTATGCTTGTGAAGCCGCACAGTTTCCTGGACGTGGATTTCAGACTGCCGAAGTCAGATACTACGGTCCAAAGCAAATGATGCCTACCAATACGACATATGGCGATGACTTCTCATTGACCTTTCTTTGTCGTAGTAAAACACTTGAAAGACAATTCTTTGATGATTGGATGGACATTATTAATCCGCCAAACTCATATCACTTCAAATATCCTAACGAGTATTTTACAGACATTGATATATTCCAGTATGCTGAATATGGATCATTGGCAAATGCTTTCATCAATAAAGCAGATAACGCCACTGGTATACCGCCTACATCAAGAGCAAGCAATAGATATGTACCTGAGCCAATATATGCTTGGAAAATGAAAAAGTGTTGGCCTGTTTTAGTTGCTCCTCAGCAAGTATCTTGGGCAGAGAATGAAGTCCTAAGATTACAGGTTTCATTCGCATTCAAGAACTGGGAAAAACGAGTAGCAGCTAATATATAAAAATTTTTAGATAAATTGGAGTTGTATTATGACATTACCTAAGATTGAGGTGCCTACTTACGAATTGACGATGCCTATTAGTGGTGAAACGCTGACAGTCAGACCGTTCAATGTAAGAGAAGAAAAGCTATTACTGATTGCTTTAGAGTCAAAAGATCAAAATGAAATCGTAAATACAGTCAAGCAGGTCGTGAATAACTGTATCGTTACTGGTAAGTTTGATGTAAATAAGTCGCCGTTCTTCGAGGTAGACTTTCTGTTCATCTTCCTAAGAGCAAAGAGCATCGGTGAAAAAGTAGCGGTAAAATTAACCTGTAATAATGTGATTGAGGAAGATAAAGTATGTGGCAACATATTCTCTGCCGAGATGGACGTTTCAAACTGTGAACTAGTAAATGATAATCCTGTGCCTAACGACATACCTCTAGGTGGTGGCAAGGGCGTCAAAATGAAATATCCTGGTTATGGCTCTATGAAGAAGATAGACGGCGGCCTTGATATCGATAGAACAGTAAATATCGTTGTCAATAGTATAGATTACATTTACGACAAAGATGGTGTTTACTCGGCAAAAGATTATAGCAAGGAAGAACTAAACGACTTTGTAATGGGTCTGACCGAAGAGAACTTTAGAAAGCTGGAAGAATATATCGAAAACTTTCCATCTTTCGTGGTCAACATAGAAGCGAAATGTAACAAGTGTGGATTCGATCATAAAGTGAGGTACAAGAATTTCGCTGATTTTTTTCTCTGATAATGTCCTATGAGGGTCTCTCGGGACATTTCAAGAATAACTTTAGTTTACTACATCATCATAAGTGGCCTTTGTCGGATGTTGAGAATATGGTACCATGGGAGCGACAAATCTATATTGAAATGTTGGCTCTGTTCCTGAAAGAGCAAGAGCAAAAGATGAAAGACCTAGAGAATGAGCAAAGGGCACAACTACAACAAATGCTAAGAAAAAAGATGTAAATGGCAAAGAAATCAAACTACTCAAAACTCGCCGAATTTAGATCCGAAGAAAGGGATAGACTAGTTAGGTCTAATCCTAATCTATTACAAGGTCTCACGCCTACACAGATAGCAGAACTCTTTCCTGATTATTTTAGAAGAGGAACACCAGATGTTGGCGGATTTAGAGAGGCTATCTCTAAAGAGTCAGCTAGAAAACAAAGTCTATGGCAAGGTAGCGTTGATACTCGTTTAGATCGTCAAGGTGGTATGCTATCGAGAATGCGCCAAGAATATGGCGGCGGTTCTTTCACTGATAGTTCTGTAGGAACAGGTAGTAAGCAGTTTCAAGCCTTAGCTCCTAGAATTATGAAAGACTTGCAAAGAGATTTTCCAGGTTTAACAAAAGAAGACGCTGCTGCAATTGTTGGTAATCTTGGCGAAGAGTCTGGTGGATTCGGACAAATGTCAGAAGCAGGCGGTCGAGGACCTGGTCGTGGATGGGCTCAATGGACAAGTCCAGATAGAAAAGCCAAATTCTTAGCAAACGTTCAGAAGTATGGCGGCGATTTAGCAAACTATCAAGCAAACTATGAAACACTAAGAGATGAGTTGAAAGGCGCATACGCTCCTGCACTTAGAGAGATGATGGCCGCACAAGGTTTGCAAAACAAAACTCATGTGTTTATGAGACGATTTGAAAATCCTGGTGTTGAAGCATTTGATGTTAGAATGCGTTATGCACAAAGAGCGGTAAATGTTTATGAAGCACCAGATACTACACCACAGCAAGGAAAAGGTGGAGCGACTACACCCCAACAGCAAGCAGGACAAGCAGGAACAGGAGCCACGACTCCTAGCGCACCTGCAGGTGATACGACAAAACAAGCAGGACAAAGAACAGAAGGTGCTAAGTTTAGTGTAGTATCTAACTACATTGTACCTAACGATAAATCGCTATACGACACAAGAAACGCACAGCAATGTGCCACACTGTCAAAAGCGTTTAATCCTAATATTGGTAGATCGAACAGCTGGACGGTTGTTGATGGTGATATTAAAGCGGGTCAGATTGTAGCAACAAAACAATATAACAATCCAGGCGCAGATAGAGTTCACTCTGGTTATCATACAGGTGTCGCACTAACAGCACCAAATGAAAAAGGTGACTTTCTATTACTAGAACAATTCAATGGTTCTGGCGGTGCTAGAACGAAGTGGGTTAACAAGAATAGTTATCCAATCGGTAATACTGGTAAGACAACATCATTTGGTCTAATCTCTTCTGGTGGTAAAGTTCATGACGAAGTTTCACAAGAAGCACTAGCATATGGTCAAGGACTCGGATCACCTGCACAAAAATCTGCGGTTGGTACCAACTCTGGAACACCAGGCACTGGCGGTGAATCTGCTCCTGGCGTCGAAGGTAATGTAGATTACGCTGGTGAACCTGGTAATATCGGCGGTGCATCTATGGGTGAGGCAGAACAACAATCCGCTTCACTAATGCAACCTGTAGCAATGATGCGAAATCTCATGGGTATGATGGGAGGAATGATGGGTGGCGGAACAGCATCTCCACTCGGCCTCATTACAACAGCAATGGGATTTATCATGCCACTGATAGGTTCTATCGCCGGTGAAAGATTATCTGGTGAAGGTATGGGTGACGCTGGACCAAGAGCATTACCAAGAATAAACATAAATCGTACCTCAGGTGGTAGAGGTGGTCATCGAGCAGCGTCACACACTCATGGACATACACAGACAAGAGCAAGAAAAGCTGATACTTATTCTCCTAGTGTATCATCGTCAGGTCTAAATCAAAAAAGTAACTTGGCGAATTATACAAGTATTCATGCTGCTCCTGCTATTGGCGCATCTCAACAACAATATAATGCTTTTAGAGAAGCTGTAGCAAGTATTGAAAGTCGTGGTGGTAACTATAATCTTCGTGGTGGTTCAAGCAATCGTTTTGCTGGTGCATATCAAATGGGCGGCGGCGAGATTAAAGAGATTGCTAAGTTTCTAGGAGAGCAAGCACCAGTCGCAAGAATGAAAGGATCAAGAAAGATTGCGGCGTCTGACGAGTTTTTGCAAAATCCACAAATGCAAGAAAAGTATTTTGATGCATACGTGTTACAACATCATAATCACTTAATGAAGAATAATAAAAAGTATGCTGCCATGTCTCCAGAAGACAGACTTAAAGTCCTTGGTTATGCTCACAATCAAGGAGCAGGTGGCGCTAATAAGTGGTTAAGAACAGGTGCATCAAAAGCAGATGCATTTGGAACAGATGCAACGAAATACTCTTACAGAATCGGCAAGCAGTTTGAAGGATTACAAGTAGCACAAGCTGCCGAGAAGCAAGGAACACAATTAGCATCGACAACGCCTGCATCCTCAACAGGTCAAGTAGGACCAACACCTGCAACTCCGTCATCAACTATTGGTCCAACTACACAGATGGCTCAAGCGCCAAAAACATTTATGGAAAGAATGTTTCCTTCTACGGGGGCTGCTGAAATCAATGCGACAACACCAAAATCAGAAGTTAGAACATCACCAGCTTTTGCTGCACCCACTGTTCCTGTTTCTAGAGAAGCCAGAACTCCTCTTGGCATATATTCTAATCCTTCAAGATATGATGTTATGTCACAGTTTGGATATAGAAAACAACTAGACACAGCTTCGGTTATATCGCAATCTTCGTCTCCTGCGGTACCTGCTGCATCGACACCACAACAGACTACTGTGACAGCGATGCCTCATGTTCATAATACACCAGGACCTGCTCCTGATATGACCAGTATGCAAATGAACCAGATTAGAAATCAAATGCAAATGATGACGCCTCAGGCGCCGCCACAAAATGTTATGCCAACAATACAAAATCCATCACCAGTGACACAGGTTCTAAATCACGATCATACAATGAATATGATACAGAATCCTGCGGATACACCATCTGCTTATCGTGCATTTGCTAGAGCATATGGAAATGAAACGCCAGGAACATTTGGCGAAGGACACTTCAACTACGGTAATGCCAGATAAAAGAAAGGGGAGCATTTCTGCTCCCCAATCTTCTTAGTCGTTTAGTAGATCACGAAATTCCTTTAGATCAGGATCATCGTCATCTTCGTCCTCAATCACAGGTGCCGCTGCCTTGCGAGCAACTGGCTTAGGATCATGGAAGGGAATATCCTCATCCTCATCAACAACCTTTGCTGCCTTGACCTTAGCGAGATTTCTCTCAAGGACTTCATCGGTATATGTTGACTTGCCAGGTGTCAGACCTAGAACATCATTTAGACGAGCCTTTAGCTGGTCATATGTCTTGAAGTTCTTTGGATCGATAATCTCCTTGAGGGAGTATTCTGTCTTCCAAATCTGTTCAAGTTCACCATCATCCTCGGATAGAGGACCTGGAGTTAGGAACACCGATTCGTCATAGTTAGGAAAACCAGACTGACGGACCATCTTCAACTTGAAGTTAGCACCTTCCCAAAGATCGAATGGATTGATCTTCTTTTCTGAATCAAGGTCTGGATTCATCATCTTTGTAATCTTATCAAAGATTTTCTTACCATACTTGAATAGAAAGACCTTGCCTTCATTCTGAGGATTCTTAGGATCACTCACCACATAGATGTTAGAAACATAGTGGAGGCGACGCTTCTGCTCACGGGCCTGCTTACGCTCTGGTGAGTTATCATCGGTCGAAGCATTCCATAGAGTAGAATTGTATTCAGAAACAGGATCCTTGACGCCCTGACCAAGAGTGGTCAGTGACTTCTCAATATACCACTTACCGGTGAACTTGTTTTGAAAACCGTGATCCCAATACTGAACCCATGGAAGAGCATCATCGCCATCCGCTGCAGGACCAGGAAGAAAACGAATAACCGCAAGAGCATTGCCAGCCTTATCTTGTGTAGGCTTCCAATAGTTGTCTGTGGAATCGTCTTTATCGTAGGTGGGCTTATTCATCTCGTCAACCTTCTTGAGAAGGCTGGAGAAGTCTTTGGATTGTTTCTTAAGGTTTGAAAAGTTCATTGTATTTTCCTTGTATTTGCGTTGTATGTTTTCTTATCCACATCATCATAATAAAAATAGATAATAACACAAGAATCTCCTTGTGTCAAATGTTATTTAGTCACCAATCAATGGCAGGATCATGTAGATCCTCCCATTCCCATTTACCAATGAAGTCTCGTTTTGTCTGCTCAACTGCGGAGCATTCAAAGCGAATCTCTTGCCACGTCTTATCTCCCCATACACGACGAGGATTACCACACCAAATGCAACCAGATACACCACAGTCCATTGCATCCATTTTATGAAAGCGATGTGGCTGAATAGTATCTCCATACTTATTGAACCAGTATGATGACTTTTTCACCTTGACTTGTCTATCGATGTGTCGCTTCTTTTGT